TACACTATCAGCAAGCGACGCGCCTTTAAGCGCGAACGCGAGCCGCTTTAGCGGATTGCTCGCGAGTTCGTTGCTGTTAGTTATTGGGACAGCTCTTTGCTTAATGATCTTAAGCCTTGATTCTAAAACTATTGATTCCTCAAATGCTGTATCATTTAAACCTAATGTATCTGTTAAAGAATATGCTGCTCAAAAGATTCAATCAAAAGACCAATGGGTGTGCTTGTCGCAGCTGTATGGTAAGGAATCAGGGTGGAATCATCAAGCTGTTGGTAACCTTAATGGTAGTGCATTGGTATATGGCATACCACAATTAAAGAACCCGTTGATGTTAAGCAAGTCTGCTTATGAACAGGTTGATTACGGATTGAAGTACATTGCCCACAGATATAAGTTTGATGACAATGGTTATGTAAACGCCTGTAAAGCTTTACAACATTTCAAGAACAAAGGTTGGCATTGAGTAAAAAAGCATTAGGTACTGCTCGTTGGAAAAAGACTAGGTTGGCTGTACTAGCTAGGGACGGCTATGTTTGCGTCTATTGCAACCAAGAAGCAGATCAGGTAGATCACATACAAAGTAGAGTGAGCGGTGGTTCAGTCTTTGACCCTGAAAACCTAGTAGCTGCCTGTCGTCGTTGCAACCAATCAAAAGGCGCACGCTCAAAACCCCTTTTTTTTAGGTCAGGTTCTACCCCCCCTGTCTTTTCAGGCGTTCCTCTCCCCGAAACGGTCATGACAAAGCCACCAAGCCCATTTGAACAGCCATGACAGCCTCTACGAGCCGCAAACAAGCCTCGGTTGACCTCCCCACACGAGGGGCAAAGAAAAAACTTCTTACAGGGGCTGTAAAGCCTCGTATTCACACGCCTTTCTTAAAAACAGCTAGTAGATTGCCGGAAGTGTTAAAGTTTTTGGAAACTATCAATCACAAATTGTTACCATGGCAAGAGTTTGTGCTTGAGGACATGTTGCGAGTTAACAAAGAAGGTAATTTTCAGCGTAGAACCAATTTGCTCGTAACGCCCCGCCAAAATGGTAAGACTGAACTTGCAAAAATCATGATCTTGGCGCACATGTTCGTTTTCAACTCAAAAAACATAATTGGGCTTTCATCTAACCGATCTATGGCATTTGATGTCTTCAGAGCTGTGGCAAACACAATTGAGGAAAATGATGTGTTGTTGCAAAAGACTAAATCAATTAGATACACAAACGGTCAAGAATCAATTACATTAAACGATAACACTCGTTACGAAATTGTTGCAGCCACTCGCGACGGAAGCCGCGGAAAGCACGCTGATTTCTTATTCATTGATGAGTTACGCGAAATCTCAGTTGAGGGGTTTCAAGCAGCTGTACCAACAACGAGAGCGCGTCCTAATGCAATGAGCCTTTACTGTTCAAATGCGGGCGACGCGTTTAGTACAGTGCTTAATGATCTAAGAACTAAAGCAATGGAGTACCCAAACCCTACATTTGGATTTTACGAATACTCAGCCCCAATGTCCATTAGACAAAACTTACATGACCGTAAATTATGGGCAATAAGTAATCCCGCCCTTGGTCATACAATTACAGAGCAGGCTATTGAGGAAAGCATTGCAACCAACTCCATTGAAGCTACATTGACTGAAACCTTTAGTGTTTGGATTGATTCACAGGTAAGTCCTTGGACATTTGGCAGTATTGAAGCTTGCAGCAATTCTGACCTGATATTGCCAGTAGGTGCAATGACCGTGTTTGCATTTGATGTAAGTCCGTCAAAAAGAACAGGAAGCCTCGTTGCCGCCCAATTGGTTGACGGAAAGATTGGCGTGGGTGTTATGGAAACATTTAGCTCTGAAATTGCTATTGACGAGCTAAAAATGACCCAAGCAATACATGATTGGACTTTAAAATACAGGCCTCAACAAATTGCTTATGATAAGTATGCCACTGCTTCAATTGCTCAAAAATTAGAACAACAAGGTCATAAATTGATTGACGTAAGCGGTCAAGCGTTTTATCAGGCATGTGGAGAACTTGCTGACTCCTTAACAAATAATCGCCTAGTTCATAGTGGTCAACCTGAGTGGGTTCAATCAATGAACAATTGTGCAGCAAAACAAAATGACAGCGGTTGGAGAATTATTCGCAGAAAATCCGCTGGAGATGTCACAGCTAGTATTTCAACGGCAATGTGTGTTCATTTGTTAAGTAAACCAATTTCAGTGCCAATGATCTACGCATGACGGTTAAAAGTGATATAATTCTCTAATGGGATTTTTCCGCGATTTAATCGGCATAACACCAAAAACACAAATTGAGGCTCAACTAGCCCCTTCAGTTATGGGCGACCCTTTTAATTATTACACTCCACTTTCTGCATTTACAATTGACCGCGCTGAAGCAATTACTGTGCCAGCGTGTCAACAAGCAAGAAATATAATCTGCGGAATTATCAGTGGCATGGATTTAAATACATATTTAAAAGCAACTGGCGAGGAAATACCTAACTTACCTTGGGTAAATCAATTAGAACGAAATGCACCAAACAATGTAACGCTTAGCTGGATTGTTGACTCTTTACTTTGGTATTCCGTCGCTTATTTAAAAGTGGTTGAGCAGTATCAAGATGACAACAGACCTTCACGATTTGAATATGTCAGAAACTCAAGAGTTACAGTTGAATTAAACAAAAATAATACATTTGTTGACGCATATTTTATTGACGGCGATTTAGCACCCATGTCAGGTATTGGTAGTATAGTTACAATACAAATAGGCAAAGACCCAATTCTTACTTCCGGTGCAAGAATACTTAAAGCAGCTGTTGATTTAGAAAGAGCTGTTTCTGTCGCTTCAGCAACTCCCCAACCAGCTGGCATACTTAAAAATAATGGTTCTGACATGGGTGAAAAAGAAGTTGCTGGATTGTTAGCTGCTTGGCGTCGCGCTAGAGAAACAAGATCAACTGCTTATTTAACTGCAAGTTTAGAATATCAACCAACGGCATTTTCTCCTAAAGATATGATGTACACAGACGCTATCCAACAAAGTTGCGCTCAAATTGCAAGATTATTTAACATTGACGCGTTTTATTTAAATGCAGATCAAAACAATTCAATGGTTTATCAGAACATATTAGATAACCGTCGCCAACTTGTTTCTTTCACTCTCGCGCCTTACCTTCAAGCGATAGAAAAAAGATTTAGTATGGACGATCTTTCACCAATGACTCAGGAAATCCGTTTTGATATTGATTCAGGATTCCTAAGAACTGACCCAATGGAAAGACTTGCAGTTGTTGAAAAATTATTACAACTGGAATTAATAACAGTAGATCAAGCAAAAGAAATGGAGGATTTAAGTCCTAATGGAAATAATTAATTTTAGTGCAGATTTAGAAGCTTCAGAATCTCGTAGAATCATTGCTGGCAAAATTGCGCCATACGGTGATGAAATTGGGAACACTAGCGCAGGAAAAGTAATTTTTGAGGCAAACTCAATTCAGATAGATGACCCAAAAAATGTTAAATTGCTTTTAGAGCATGACCCTAAAAAACCAATTGGTCGTATGAAAAATATAACTGAGGATTCAACTGGAATTTTTGCTGAGTTTAAAGTTTCTAATACAACACGCGGTACTGACAGCTTGATTGAAGCAAGCGAAAACTTGCGTAGCGGTCTTTCAGTAGGCGTAGAAGTTATTAAAGGAAAAAATAAAGACGGAGTTTACCGCGTAAGCGCAGCCCGTCTACTTGAAGTTTCGCTAGTACAGGCAGCTGCTTTTAAATCAGCTGAAGTAACCAGCGTTGCTGCGTCTGAAAATACAGAAGCAGTTTCAACCGAAACCAAAACAGAAATAGAGGAAATTGTGGAAAACACAACAACCGATACACCTGTTGCGACCGAGGTAGTAGAAACCCCAGCGGTTGAAGCTTCTCGCCCAACAGTAACAGCGGCGGTCTATACAAAACCACGCGTTGCACCAATGACTTCAGGACAATATCTTGAGGCAAGTATCAAAGCTGCAATGGGTGATGAGTCAGCTCGTCAAACAATTCTTGCAACAGATGATACAAGTACAAACACTGGTCTTACACTTGCACCACACCTAACTGAGTTCATCACTAACACATTAGATGTTAGACCTTCAGTGGACGCCGTAAGCCGTGGCGCACTTCCTTCAAGCGGCATGTCTTTTACAATCCCAAAGTTAACAACAGCACCAACAATTGATTCAAACTCAACAGAGGGCGAAGCGCTTGGTGGAACTGAAATGGCTTCAGGATATATTACTGTTGATGTTAAAAAAGCAGCCGGATTACAAACTATATCTTGGGAGCTTTTGGACAGATCATCACCAATTTTTTACGACGAGTTAATTCGTGAATTAAATCGTGCGTATGCTAAAGCAACAGACGAAGCAATGTTTACACAATTTGTAACAACTGGAACTGCTGGCACAGCTGTTGCAACTGCCGACGCAGACGGACTGCAATCATTTATTGCAACTGAAGCTGCTGCTGCTTATGCTGCAACAGGTGGTTTTGCAACAAACTTAGTTTCAAATGCGTCATGGTGGTCTGTACTACTTAACGCACAAGATTCAACTAAGCGTCCAATCTACGCAGCTGCTAATCCTGTTAACAATGCAGGTATCGCTTCACCTCAAGCAGTTGTTGGTTCAGTATTGGGAACTAATTATTATGTAGACCCATTTATTGGTTCAGGAACAGGCGACGATTCAATGTTCTTAATCAATCCTTCAGCAATCACATTTTATGAAGCACCTAAGACAACCTTGAGAGTGGAAGCGCTTTCAAATGGTCGTTTACAGGTAGCGGTGTACGGTTATTATGCCATTGCCACTAAATTGGCTGGCGGAATCCGTCGTTGGAACAAGTCCTGATCTAATTAGTTAGATCAATAGTGTTAAGGGGCGCAGGAAGCCTTCGCCCCTTAACTTTTAAGGAAGGAAGTCATGGCAGCCACATTTTGCACCGAAGCAGAGCTTAGAGCCAATTTACAATTAGGTTCGCTTTATACTTCGGCAACTGTTGAGGAAGTCTGTCAGGCTGGGCAAAACATTATCCAAGATTATCTATGGACAAACGAATCATATAATTCAGCGCACTCACACATTGTTGGTTACGGAACTTTGTATTTTGATACACCTCATCAATTTTATGTTGGACAAGTAGTAACAGTTAGCGGTAACGGCGCAACTTTTAACGGAACTAAAACAATTACTAGCATAGATACATATTCAATAACAATGGTTACTTCACACTCAACAGTTGAGCCAATTCACCCAACTGCACCTTATGGAACTGTTGCAGCAACAGATTATGTTTCTTATGGCACTGTTCCCGAAGTTAGACTTGCGACTCTTATGGTGTGTACTGAAATATGGCAAGCCAAACAAGCTGCTAACGGTGGCGCATTAGACCCTAATTTTCAACCTTCACCTTTCAAAATGGGTTCAACTTTAATTGCTAAAGTTAGAGGCTTGCTTGCGAACCACTTAGCGCCCAATGGACTAATAGGCTAATGACAGTTGCCGTTACAACTCTCAGAGCCTCAATCAAGTCCGCGCTAACGAACGCGGGGGTGTGGGATACATTTAGTTATGTACCAGCCACACCCACCGCTAACAGCGTTGTACTCAGGTATGCAGACCCAATGCTTGAGCCAAGCAACAATCAATATAATGTTGGTGCAAAAGCAAACTTTACAATTACTTGCATAGTACCAATGTTGGACAATCAAGCTTCTTTAATAGCATTAGAGGAAATGGTTTGCGCTGTGTTTTTAAAACTTAGCGCGTCAACTATTAAGTTTAATGTTGAAAGCGTATCTGCACCCTCAGTATTGCAGGAAGCTCAAGAAATGATGGTTTCCACAATTAATATAAGCACACTAACAACTTGGAGTTAAACAAATGACACTTACAGACGAGGATATTGCCTTTCTTAAAAAGATCGGACAAGAAATACCGCAAGACAAGCCAAAACCAATTACCACTAAGAAAGACGAGGAATAACAATGGCAACATTTTTAAATAACAAAGTTGGGTTCAAAATTGCGACCGTTGACCTATCTAGTTATGTACAATCTTTTGTATTAAACAGAGTGCTTGATTCTATTGAGATCAGCAGCATGGGTGATACAGCTCACAAATACACTACTGGATTGGCAGCTGACACAATTACTGTTACCTTTCTAAACAATGATATTGCTACCGGTGCAGGTTCAGTTCGTGCAACCCTTCAGGCTGCATTTGGAACAACTGTTGCATTTACAGCATTGCAGGACACAGGTGCGGCAGTTTCAACAACCAATCCTTTGTACACAGGCACAATTTTGGTTAACGACTTAACCGATATTAATGCACCTTCTCCAGCTGATATTGCTACAATGGATATTACATTTACCTGCAATAGCAAGACAGTTGTTGCAACAACAGGTACATTTTAATATCTAAGGAGTAAAATGATTAAACTTAAAATAACCAAGGCTTCAGGTGATGTATCAGAATATGAAATCACACCTGTTATTGAGTTCGCATTTGAAACACATTTTAAAAGTGGATTTCACAAGTATTTCCGAGATGAGGAAAAACAAAGTGCGGTTTATTGGTTGGCTTGGGAAGCTGAAAGGCGCAACGGTGTACACCCTGTGCCTTTTGGCGATTCGTATTTAGAAACTCTAGCTAAAGTGGAGATTCTGGACGCTGATTCCCCAAATGGATAACGCGGGATTCCTTTCACTACCTTGTTGCTAGGTTAGCAATTACAACAGGACTTCCGCACCAAACTTTTATTGACATGGACAGAGATTTGTTAAACGCAACTTTAGCTGTTCTCAAAGACGACGCAAAGGCTAGGGAAAATGCCAACAGAGGTAAAAGGGTTAATAGAGCTTAAGAAAGCTTTAAAGAACTACGCCCCTGACCTTGCGACGCAGTTAGACGATCAAATGGGTTTAGCCCTTGGTGGTGTAGTTAAAAAAGCACAATCTTATGCACCGGCAGTTTCGCCTTTAAGCAATTGGAGTTACAGAAAACGGTCTGAAAAAAATGCAGAGGGTAAAAGAAAGTTTCCTTTGTATAACTCCGCAAGGGTAATTAAAGGTATTCAATACAGCGGAACTCCGCGCAGAGCTAATAAAAATGGATTTAAAGCAGTTTATTACATAATTAATAAATCGGCTGAGGGTGCAATTTACGAAACAGCCGGCAGAAAAAATCCTAATGGTCAACCTTGGGTTGGTAGTAAAGGCGACCCTAACGATCATGCCGTTAGCCACTCAAACAATCCAAATGCAGGTAAGCAATTTATTCAAGCAATGGGTCAGATATATCAAGGAAATGTTGAGAGTTCTACCAAAAAAGGTCGTTACATGAAAGGTCGCTTGATCTTTCGTGCTTGGGCTGAGGACGGCGGCAAAGCTAACGCGGCTGCCTTAACTGCAATTTACAATGTTAATGAGCAATTTAAAAGAAAACAATACTTTAAGAAGGTAACTCAATGAGCATAGTAATTGATATTGCCGCGCAATTTACCGGCAAAAGGGCTTTTGCTCAAGCAGAAAACGCAACTGATAAATTAGGCAGAACAGTCAAACATGCCTTGATTGGCGTAGGGGTAACGGCATTTGCTAAATCTGCAATAACTGCTTTTGCTGAACAAGAAAAACAACTTAACCTTTTTAAGAACTCATTAAGAACTATTGGCTTTGAGTTTGCTACCTCGGATTCTTTAGCATTTTTAAACAGTTTAAAACTTCAGTATGGCGTTGCTGATACTCAACTTATTCCGGCTTATGAACAATTGCTTACAACTACACGAAGCCTTGCAGCTTCTCAAAACTTAACAAATGTTGCATTAGATATTGCTGCTCGCCAAGGTATTAGCGTAACTCAGGCTGCCGACGCATTAAGCAAGGCATACATTGGCAACACAAAAAGCGTAGGCGCATTGGGTCTAGGCATCAGCAAAGCCACGCTTGCTTCAGGTGATTTTGCTGCATTACTTAAAGAGATTACAGCCATTACCAAGGGTGCAGCTGCGGCAGGTGCGGACACCTTTGCCGGCAAACTTGCTAAGTTAAAAGTTGCCGCTGATACAGCTAAAGAAAGCATTGGCGCAGGTCTTGTTGAAGCCATTATGCAAATTACTAGATCATCAAGCATAGATGACTTACAACAGCAGATTATTAATTTTGGTGAAAACACCGCTGTTTCATTAGGCAAAATTGGAAAGTTAATATCTGAAAACATTGGATTGATTAAATCATTTGGTGTCATTTTGGCGGCTTCTTTTGCTATAACAAAGGTAGCAGCATTTATATCAGCATTAGAAAAAGTAATTAAGACAGTTAAGATTCTAAAAAATAGTGCAATAGCGGCTGCGGTTGCTGAAGCCTTTATGTTAAACCCTGCGGCTGGCGCAGCAATGGCATTAGGTATTGTTGCAGCTGTCGGTGCAACAATTGAAGGTATTCGCATAATTGAGGACAGGGCTAATAAAGCCGCTGAAGCTATTAGCTCTATTGGTACTGGATTAGATAGATTGGGCAAGGGTGGCGATCAAGGTGGGGCTGCCAAATATGCTGAGGGTGCGGCTGCTAGAGCTGCTAAAGACGCCAAGGCTGCGGCTAAGGCTCAATTACAGGCAACAAAAGCACAAACTAAAGCTACCCAAGATCAGGCTAAATTAAATAAAGCAAAAACAATTTTTGATATAGAACAGATTCAAATACTTGCTGCATTGCAAGGTAAAGTAACAGAGGACGAAAAGTTAAGACTTTCTTTACAAATGGCTTTACTTGAAGGTAATGCCGGAGAAGCAAAAAGATTAAGTGAACAACTTGCTATTTCTCAACTTAAAACAACCGATCTTGCACTTGCAATTTCAAGACTTCCAAAAGCATTAAATCCTTTTGAGGGTTGGAGTAAGGAAATTGATGATTTAATTAAAAAGATATTAGAAATGATGAAACTATTGCAACAAACACCAACTCAGATATTTGGCGGGGGAACTGGGGCAATGGGTAATGTTGACGCAGCTGGTCGTTATATTGGTACACCTTTTGGTCAAGCAGGTTCTAATGTAAGCACTTTTATTGGTTCACAAGGTGGTTATGACATGGCTGCCAATTATGTTGGAACACCTTTTGGTCAAGCACAAGCACCAAGTTCAACAACTAATATATATGTTAATGGTGCAACGCAGCAACTATTAAATGAACTTCGTAATGGTTTAATTGATTCATCTGCTTCAGGTTCATTTGCAACAATTAATTCTCCAGCGGGTTAATCATGGCTTTACCTACATTAAATGTAAACTTAAACTTTAGTTCGGGCGCAACTTTTGGGAATCCCTTTACGCTTGATGACCCTGTTAATGGTGTACTGGGTACTGGTATTCTGTCAGATAGTTCAGCTCCTACACTTGTTGTAGATTTAACAAATGTAACAAGAGCTGTAACCATTAACCGAGGTCGTAACATTGGGCGCGATATTTACGAGGCGGGAACATGCACTGTAAGAATCTACGACCAAACAGGGCGATTTAATCCTCAAAATACTTCAAGTGATCTATATGGCTACTTAACACCCTTACGAAAATTAAGAATATCAGCTACTTATAATGGAACAGATTATTATATGTTTAGCGGATATACGACAGATTATGTTTACTCTTATGACCCAGCCGAAAATGTTTCCTATGTAGATATTAATGCCAGCGACGCTTTTAGGTTATTCAACTTAGCCGCTATTACAACTGTTACAGGTTCAAGTGCTGGACAAGATACTGGAACAAGAATAGCCAAGATTTTGGACACCGTACAATTTCCAACTTCAATGAGGACATTGGACACCGGTAATTCTTTAACTCAAGCTGACCCAGCAACTAGCAGGACGGCATTGGCGGCAATTCAAAATTGCGAGTTTTCCGAACAGGGTGCATTTTATGTATCACCCGAAGGAAACGCCATATTCAAGAACAGATCAAGCACAATAAGCTCAGCCGGTGGAACACCAATAGCTTTTAATCAAACAGGCGGCATACCATACAAAAACTTGGTGTTTGCCTTTGATGATAAGTTAATTGTTAATCAGGCTAATATAACTAGAATTGGTGGAACTAAACAAAGCAAGAGCGACTCAGCTAGCATTGCCACCTATTTCCCTCACACAGTAACTTATTCAGATTTAGTAGTTGATACAGATACTGAAGCAGCAAACATAGCAGCCATCTATGTTGCTACCAGATCAAGCACAACAATCCGAATTGATAAAATGACAATTGACTTAAATGACCCAGCCGTTCCAAACCAAACAATTTTGGGATTGGATTATTTTGACAATGTGTTGATAAGTAACATACAACCGGACGGTTCAACCATAACAAAAAACCTTCAAATCCAAGGGGTCAACTGGCAAATCAACCCAAACTCATGGACTGGAAGCTTCACTACTTTAGAACCTCTTACAGATGGGCTAATTTTAGGAAATAGCACATACGGCATTATTGGTGAAGATATTTTGTCATATTAAGATATAATTAGACACTAAGGAGAATACAAAATGGCAGTAGGATTTCCAGTAAAAGCAAATTACGCAACAGGTGATGTGCTTTC